AGTCTCTGCCTCATCAGGTTTTTTTGTCTTTACAGGTGCTGCAGTTTCTGGTTGTGCTGGTTTTGCTGGTGCTGCAACTTGTCCGGGTCTTGCAGCAACTTTAGTTTTGATTGGTTCTGGTGTAGGTCTACGAGTTTGTGTTTGTGGATCTTCTTTTGCTCCACCTCTCTTACCAAAGAATTTTAATTTACCTTTCTCTGTTTTTGCAACATACTTCCCACCGACATCCAACCAACCACCATGCCCATCACTCTTTAGATTGAGTCTTTTTGCTTGAGCGGCTACCTTGGATTCTTCTGCTTCAACTAAAAATCGTGAAAAACCTTTCATAGAACGGTATTATATACATTTATTTAGCGTTTTTATTTAACAACAAGATGAAAGCATGCATTCCATATTGTTTTTGCCTCAGTAACAGGGACATTATTAATCTCTCTTAAACTGTTAGGAAGCATTTGTTTTCTCCTTTCTAGTTGTTGTGCACTAATACCAGCACCAAATCTTTGAGATGCTGCTAAGTCAAATAAATTTTCAACAGTAATGTCCCGACTTATTTTATTTGCAATATCATTTACTGCAACACCTACCTCACCTGCATGAGTTTTATTTAACCATGCTTCCTCTGGACTTCTTGCACCTCTTTCTGCATTTGATGGATCCCAAAAAGTTCCATTTAGATGTTTGTATAGAGCCTGAGTGTATGGTTCAATTTCATTTTTAAATTGAACTGGATCTTTTTTGAAAGATTCAAGTAATTTTTTTCGTGCCAACCAATTCCTACCACTTGATCCTGACCAATATTTTCTCAATACTGGATTACTTCTTTCTAAATTAGTTCTAATTTTATCAAGTGACTGAATACCACTATTATCTGTTTCACTTATTATATACTGATAATTTTCAGTTCCCATAGTTCCATATCTTGCACCACCACCTTTAACTTCTATCTCCAATCTAGCACCACCAGATGGAACAGTTTTTGTTTTTATATTACCAACTATATAATCCTTCTTAATAGTTCCTTTTGTTGTTTCATTAAATAAATCAACCGCAAATCCTATCTTTGCATCTTGATTGTTATTGTCATATTTAAGTTGTGTATAACGAACAACTTTTTTTATAGATATACCTTTCGCATTTTCTAATGTTATTTTTACCGATGAACCCGGTGCTTTAAGTGATATAGGATATAATTGTTTCTTCTCATATAGATTAAAGATCGCATTGTTCAATGCATTAAGATATCCGACTTTATATTCAGGATCTATTAATATTCTTTTATTTAAATTTTTAACATAATCTTTTAAAACATTGACTGACTTCGGTGTAAATATCCAAACATCTGAGGGATTCCATTTGTCTTTATCAACTGTTCCTCTAAATCCTAAAGCTGTCTTTGCTTTTTTTGATATCTCTTCATATACTTTATATGGATCATATTGAGCAGGTATCTCATCTGCTCTCATAATTTCACATTGACCATTTATATTATAAGATGATGAAAATTTATCCATTTGCATCACTAATCTTGGATGCCATCCCTTTTCTGTAAGGAATGTATAAACTTTATCTAGTCTCGAAATAAATGCAGAATCTGAATTTACTTTTTTAGTGATTGAATTGATACCAAGATTACTTGACCATTTATTCAAGTCCCCTTGATTATTAATATTCAACCAATCACTAATACTATATTTTTTAAATTTATTTTTTTTGTAAATTGCAAAATAATAGCAAAACAATGCTTCACTTAAAACTTCTACGTCTTTTTTTGAAACAGTGATTGCCATTACCTGTTGAGAAAATAGTGATTGATAACTTCTATGTTCTCATGTGCTTTAGCAATCTCACTGAGTTCCTTCTCAATCGTTGCCATAACATCAGAGTGTTCACCAATACCTACTGGTTGGTTAAGATAGATTTCGACATTTTGTTGATGCTTACAAATCAAACCTTGATAGTAATTGATTTGTGATTTTAAAATGTCGTCACGTAAATTAATCATAATGTCATAGAAACTATGACTCTAGTATACCTCTAATTTCTGATTCTGTAAACCTACCTGAATCAATTAATTTTTGAACTATGTTAGTTTCTTCACCATATCCGGGACTCATTTTTATTTTTGTCATCATATGTGCAGCGTTTGTTTGACCTTTTTTCTTTGATAAAAGTTTATCCTTACCTTGCTGTCTATCCTGTGATGCCATTTTTCTCATGACTGGATCTGCACCCTTCACCATTTCATCTACATATTCTTCTTTCATTTTCTTATCTTTAGCAGCCTTTTTCATTGACTCCTTTTTATCACCATCTTTATCAAGATCTATGAAATCTGGTTTCCCTTTACCATTTCCATTTCCATTATCATCATCATGATCTTTCCCATTACCATTATCTTTTCCATTACCCTTTTTACCTTTTTTCTTATCAAGGTATGCTCTAAGTCCTGCAGGTATCTTACCTTCGTTTAACTTATCTAACTCCTCAAGAGCCTCATCAATTTTATGAAATAGTTCATTCTCGAATGACTCAACAAGATGATCTGCCATTATATACAATGGTTTACCTGTTGCCTCATTTATCTTATAACGATTTTGCCACGCAGGAGTATTACCATCTTTATCTGCTCTTGTCAAAAGATATCCTTGATCACTCTTATTCATAGAGGCGTATGCTGCAGATAAACCTGCAAGATCATTCATTAAGCCCATGGGAATTATTAGAATTTACAAAAGTATTTATAGATCTCCTGCCTTACGATTTTCGGATTGATGCACGTTAAACTCACCACCGGGATATCTTTTCTTTAATTTATCAACATTCATCTCGATTATTTCATCAAATGTTGTATCGAGTGCCATACATGCTTGAGCAATATACCAACAAATATCACCTAATTCTCTCTTCATATGAAAGACATTATCTTCATTATATGGTTTACCTTGAAGAATAATTTTCTTTACTACTTCAGTAAATTCACCAGACTCTGCTGTGAGACCAAGTGCAGCGGTTAATAACTGTGATAGGTTACAGTCATCTTCTAACTCTAATTTATTCATACGAGTTAAGAGAGCAGCATAGTCTAAACTTTCTGCGCTTGTTACATCATGCACAAAGTCTAAGTATTTTTCTGTGTCAACTGTCATAATTAAATTTCTTGTAAATTACTTTCGGGTAGTTCTTCTAGTATGGGTTCAAAGGGCAATCTTTCGGTTACTTTAGGCAATCCTTTTTGACCCGGTAATGCGCCTTCTGTTTCGGCAGTTACATCAACAATATGTGGTGGTAATGGTTTTGGCGCATTTATTTGTTTGTATGTAAACCCCTCATTAGGATGCAATCTCAAAGTATCTATAGCATATTTTTCATGACTGCAATCATTATAATGTTGACCTAGACCATCATATACAGACCAGTAGGGATAAAAATAATCAGGTAATGTCATTAGAATTTAAAATCACCGAATGTTTTTTTGAATTTTGATTTATCATCATCATACTCTGTTTCTTGTCCGTTGTCAATAATATCATCTTGTGCTTTCTGTTCACAATCATATAATCTCATCTTTGCACGATCAATACCAACAACAAAACGTTTATGTATGGTGGGATCATTATATCTATTCTTTAATTGCTTAACCAATATTTGGTTGATGCTCTCCAACTCCTCTGTAGATATAAGAGCGAACATAAGGTCAGCAGTTGCAGGGAGACCAAAGGATTCGGACGTATCTGTAAGATCCACATCACTACTAGCAAACCCACTACGAGTGGTTTGGGTAGCTGAAACGATTGGAAGGTTTGCTTCAACCGCAAGACCACGGAGTTCTTCCGCAATTGCTTTGATATACGAGTAAGAATTGACATTAGAATTACCTCGATAACGAGAGGATGCACATATGTTTAGGTAATCAATGAATATGATATCAGGTCTAAAAGACTTTTTTAATGCAAGTTCATTTAACAATGATTTAAAATGACCTGAATGTGCAGCAGCAGTTGGATACTCTTTAATTATAAGTGTGCCTTGTGTCTTCTTTGATATGTCAGTCACCTTACTTTCAAACATTGGTTTAGGTAAGTCTGTAATATCTTGAATATTAATATTCAAAAGATTCGCATCAATCCTTTCCGCAATCTTTTCTTCAGCCATCTCCATAGTAATATAGAGAACATTTTTACCTTGGAGTAAAACAGAAGAGGCAAAATGGCACATAAACAAAGACTTACCAACACCAGTGCCAGCAAGAGCGATGTTAAGCGTTTTATTCGGGAGACCTCCTTTTGTGACTTTATCGAAGAACTCCAAGTCGAATGGTATCTTATCTTCTTTTCTGTGATAAGACTCATATCTATCCTCATAATCAATTAAATAATCATGACCTACATGATTATCGAAAGACACAGCCAGAGCATCAGACAAAATAGAAGGAATAGCATCCCTTCCTTTAGTGTCATCTTTTCCATCTGCTAGTTGTATTGATTCTATTAATGCTAAGTATATAGCACGATCTCGACACCACTTTTCAGTTGTATCGAGTAACCATGTAAGATCTGCAGGATTGTCGTCTAATTCACCAATAAACAACGTGATATCCTTGAACATAGAGTCATTAATATCATTTCGTTTTTCAATCTCAATACAAAGAACTTCTTTGGTAGTAAGTTCATTATACTGTTCAGCAAACGCAGTAATCTCTTGAAAAACTATCTTTTGTTTTTCATCTTCAAAGTATTCTGGTTTAATAAAAGGGACAACTTTACGGAGATATTCTTCATTATATAAAAGGTTTCTTAAGATAAGAAACTCAACTTTCTCCATAACTAAACTCCTTTTGTGCTATTTCATCTAGAGCTTGCATTACATAATCATCAAAGTATGTTTCTGGTTCTGCATAGATTTGTTTTGCATAGATTTTTTTACCATTGATTTCATATCTACCAGCAACGTTTTTCCATAGTCCACCAATCTCACCTAACTCAAGGAGACCATAATATTTGTCAAGACCACGTTCATCATAATATAAACGAATCTCAACTGTTTTGTTTTCTTTACTCAAGCGTGATTTATGAGTCTTTGCTTTGATAATGTTTCCAATAACTTCCTTTCCATCCTTCTCCTTTTTCTTACTGAGATAAATGATTGTGCTTGAAGCATACTTGAGACCGCTGCCTCCTCCCATTTCTTTTGTAGGGACATAAGAACCAATGACATCATAAGTGTGGTTAGTAACAATAAGTGGAATCTTTGCTTGACCAAGTTTCAAAGTGAGCATTCTAAATGCTCCTTTGACAAGTTGAGATTTGGTCATATCTCTAACTTGTTTTTCATTTAGTGTATCATTTATTTCTTTCTCTGTCGATAACATGCCAAGAGAATCTAACACAAACATACATGGTTTACGTTCATCCTCTGGTTTTTTGAGATAGATATCTACTGCCTTGAGTGCTTTACTACGAAACTCTTCTATTGTAACAACATTTACTACAACAAGACGATCTAAATCTATACCACGAGACTGAAGTAATCCTTTATTAACTGCGGCCTCTGTGTCAAAGTATAAACAATAACCATCAGGATTAGAATCAAGGAAGTTTTTAACCACTGCGAGGGAGAAAAAAGTCTTTCCAGTGCTGCTTTCACCAGCAATTGCAGTGATCTTGTTATTAGATACACCGCCAAATATACTCCCTGATATAAGTCCATTAAAAATAAACGAACCTGTGTCAATGAATGTTTCAGTTTCATCGATATTTGATGCCAGTTGGGTAAAGTCATCTCCAATCTCTTTTACTATCTCTTTCAGAAAATCCATAATTATTTTTTTATTTTATGATAAACTTCGACGTAAGATTCACACTTTGGGCATGATAAATTAGTAACTATATCATACTCCATATCTGGATAATCGTCAAGATCTTGATCCCCACCCCAGATGAGTTCAGTATTACAATGCCAACAATTCATTTTATAATATCCTCTAGTTTAAACAATGATATAAATTCAAGTTCATTATTTTCCCATACCTTATGATTCTCTTGACGATCTACAATCGCAACAACACGATTTACAATGTAACCTGCATCTCGTAATACATTCACTGCCTTGATTGCACTACTACCTGTAGTAGTAACATCTTCTAAAACAGTAACAACTGATCCTTTTGGTGGTTTGTTACCTTCAATAACTTCCTTTGTCCCATATCCTTTAGGATTTTTTCTTACAATAAGAGCATCAATATGTTTACCAGAATAATAAGCCTTCTGTGCAATGCCGCATACTAAAGGATCAGCACCTAAAGTTAGACCACCTACTGCTGCAGCGTTATCCTCCACATGTTCAATCATTAGGTGAGATAACAATGCATTCCCTTCACACGATAAGGTGACAGGTTTGCAATTGATGTAATGTTCTGATTCTTTACCCGATGATAGGGTAAATTTACCATGCTTATACGCTCTCTCTTTGAGTAACATACGCAATGTATTTCTATGCGTTTCCATCAGATTCCTAGTAATTTACGTTGTCTTTCAAAATATCCGTGTAGAATCCATGAACTACTATTCATTTTATCATTACCACCGATACCCCATTCAAACTTAACTCTATCATT